CCGATTTCCGAAATGATACGGCGCAAAGCGGTTCCAGCTTGCGACCCTTTTATCCCGGCATTCGCTAACACCGCTAACATTGCCGATGTTTCTTGAATACTCATTCCCGCCGATTTTGCAACCGGTGCAACGTACTTCATGGATTCCGCAAAGGTGTCCATATCCATTGCCGACGTGCTGAATGATTTCGCCATCACATCGGTCACCATGCCCGTTTGTGACGCATCCAATCCGAACGCCCGCAATGTAGACCCCGCAACCATAGCGGCACGCGCTAAATCGCTTCCCGACGCTTGAGCCAATGACAATGTTGCTTCGGTGACCTTTGTGATTTCTGTTGCCGTGAATCCTAACTTTGCAAACTCACTTTGTAATCCGGCAACCTCACGCGCTGAAAACATCGTTGATGCTCCCAACTCTTTGGCATTATCTGATAACGCTTTAAACTCTTCAGCGGTCGCACCGGATACGGCTTGAACCTTTGACATTTCTGCTTCGAATCCTTTGAACACACTGAACGACATCGCACCCAAAGCGGCAATCGGGGCCGTCAAGCTCATTGACAAGTTTTTCCCGGTTTGCTGCATCTTACGACCCAACTTGTCCATTGACCTCTCAGCCTTGTTCAATCCCTTTTGGAAAGGTGAAATGTTTGCCGAAAGTCGGAAATTTAAACTACTTAAATTGGCCATTCTTTTGCTTTGCGCGTTCTTTTCGTTCGTTTATCTCGGCTAATATTTCGCCGCGTGTCCACACTTTGTGTTCCTTTTTCTCTTGTGATTCCCATGGGAACACAATCAAATCTTTTGCCTTGATGCGTTTTTTCGTGTGTGGGTTCAATAAAATGGTTGTTTGCCATCTCACCCGTTCCCACTCCGATTGGTCATTTCTGTTTTGTTTTTCATTCCATCCGCTGACCATGTTGGTCCATTCGCGTGGCAATAAATCATAAAACGATGACGGCATCAATCCAATTTGGCCGAACGCGAACGCTTCCAAATCATCCCATGTGGATTCCTTTTTTTTCGTTTGACCGCGTCGGCCTATGTCTTTTTTTCTGCGTCGCTTGTAAATTGTTTTTCAAATATAGCGAACGACTTTTCTAAAATTGTTTCATCTTCGTCAATCCAATCTGCAATATCTGCAACCTCGTATTTGAACAACGCTTTTTCTTTTCTTGCGCCGTCCTTGAATCCACAAAACATCAATGTGATGGCGTGGTCCAATGTCATATCTTCGCCCAATCTTTCGAGTTGTGCTAATGTTGTTCCGGTCATTCTTGAAAATTCACGCAACGCGTTGAATCCAAATCTTATCGGGTGTTTGCGGTCTGCAATTTCAATGAATTGTGTCATATTGTTTTGTTGTTTGTTTTGTTGTTTGTTTTGTTGTTTGTTTTGTTGTTGTAATAAAGGGACCGCCCAACGGACGGCCCCGTTTTATCGGTTGCGATTACGCAACAGATGCTTGAGTCAAAACACCAGTTCCAGTGAATCCAAAAGAGAACGTCACGTTTTCTTCGGTTCCAGCTTCTTGTTCGTAGCTTGTGATGTAAGCGTCACCCGTGTAGTCAATTTCTGCGCTCGTAGTTGAACCGAATTTGATTTTTACAAGTGTACGGCTTGACAATAAAGTGAACAAATCGTCCGGTGTATCGAAATCGCCAGCGATTGAATAAGTCACCAACCCGTCGCCACTAAGGGACCAAGATTTAAGACCTTCAAGATTCTCTTGCCATCCGGCTGAATCTTTGGTTGTTGTGTCACGTGTTTCCATTGAAACACTAAGTGATGCGGAATTAGCACGACCTATGATGTCGTATGTTGTTCCCGCGTCTTCTGAAATTTGAATCACAACATCGGTTGCGTTCATGATGCTAGTTGATGCCATCGTTTTACTTTTTTTATTTTTATAAATTTACAAATCAATCTCGCGACACTCGGAATTTCAAATCACATTGTGAACCAAATGTTCTTTCATCATCGCTGAACAAATCGCGTTGTCCCTCGAACATACACGATTGTAATTTTACGCCTTCAATAGTTCCTTTGATTCTTACGAATGCACTACGGACATATTCAACTGCGCTTTGTGTGTCTGAATAACTGGTTGAAACCAATGTGATTCGGACATCTATTTCGTCAATATTGGAATCGCTTTCCTTTGTCATACTTGTGGAAATGTTCACCACCTCGTAAATTGCAAAAGGAGTCGATTTTGTTTGCGCCGCTACAACCGGAAAAACACGACCGCCAAACAATGAATTCAAATTTGAATCATTGTCGAACTTGTATTTGATAACCTTCCCAATCATATTCGTGCGGCTTTTAATTGTTTGTTAAGATAAGAACGCATTAGTCGTTTGAAGTTGTTTCCAACGCCACTCATTTCTTTTTTTCTTGCACGGCTTGCAAATCCTTTGTTTGCGCCAATATATGAACCATTATTCAAATAACCATATTCCAAAAAGTGCGCAAACCACCCACCCTTTTCCGGGTCAGAAAATGAACGTTTCACACGCGGACCAACCGACAATGACGCAAACGTTGCGCCCCTTCTTATTTTTGTTGTGATGATTCCGATTGATTTGGCCAATTGTCCTTTCGATATCTCTGCATAAATTCCGCCATTGCGGTACACTTTAAAAGAACCGCTATCCAAATCCGTGATTTCATCTTGATATGATTTCACCATTGGCTTCAATGACACGCGTGCAATGCGACGAATCTGTGCCGTTGTGACGCCGTCATGTAAGTTTTCCAATTCTTTGAATGCGCGTTCGAATTCTTTTCGAACATCCTTTTCATCAAAGCCGACATACATCCCACCGCCACCAGTTGATGACGATTTCTTGCCGTATAAATGCTGCGTTAATCTGCCCATCGTGTCACGATTTTTTGGAACGCTTTTCTTGAATCATCATTGATGATGGCCTCAATCTTGTACGTTTCGTTTTCGTAAATGATGCGCATTTGTTCGTTTATATCCGAACGATAACGGATGAAAAATTCAACCCGTTTTGTCGCAATAATTTGTTCGCTCTCTTCGCCTTCCTTGCCGTTTTTCTCTTCAACCTTTGCCCATACATTTACCAATGTATTGAACGATTTGTTCACCTCACCAAACGAATCCGTTGATGTGGTGAATGATTGAATCGTGATTCTGCGGTCAAGTTCTCCGGCTTGCTTAATCATTAGAATGTGAATATTCTGTATGGGTTCCAAAGGTATTCCGACGCTGTTGGCAACCTATGAACGCGGTCACTTCTTTGGTCGTATAAATCGGAAATGACCAACATCATTCCTTGAATCAATGGTTTTGGAATGGATGAAACATCCGAACCTACCACATATTGAACAATCACTTGGTTGACAATTCCAGCGGCTGCAAACCAACCCGAAACGGATTGCACGCGTGCCGGTTCTGAAATTGTGTCCGTGACATATCCGTCTGTTGAAATCGTTATTTCTGAACCGATTTCATCTACATATTTGACTGATGATATTGATGCAACGGGACCGCGTGATAAATACAAAAGATTTGACAAGTTGTTCCAACGATTCGTTGGGAACTGGTCAAAGTATTCGTCAATTGTTGTGGTCACTAAAATTCGGCGTGTGTACTCTTCGCACATTGAACGTGCGGCCGAAATTAATGCGGAAATCAAAGCATCGTCATCACTATGGTCAACGCGCAAAAAGTTTTTTGCTTCGCTTAAAGTGATGGCCTCAGTTGCCGCCGGTGTTACAATATCAAATGCCATCTATCGTGTTTCTTTTTTGGTCGTTTTTTTAACCGCTTTTACCGCACGCGCTTTTGGTGCTTCGGCAATTGCTTCGCAAAAACCAGCGTTCAAAAAGTCTGTGACCATCTCCGGGGAACTAAGTTCCACCACCGCGTGTTTGCGATAGTGGAACCCGTTTCCGGAAATAGATTTTAGAAATCTAACTTTCATTGATTATGCTTGAATCAAGTGTTTAACTGCGCGAGTATCAAGAACGGCTGAGTCCTTTCTAGAAGTGCTGATAAATCCAATTTCAAGTTCGTCCATGTAACGTTCGTTCAATCTGATTATCTGAACACCACCAGCAGAGCGAACAACGAACTTACTGAAATCTGCAGCTATCAAAGTCTTTTGACCCGTAGTGATTGCAGACGCCATATCGTTGTTGTAGTACAAGTTGAATCCAAATAATTTATCCGGTTGACCAACTTCCATTGATGGGATAAAGATTGGGAAATCATTTGCAGAACCAAGACCCAAAGCGCGGATTGCAGAAATTACAGCATCGTTTGCCATAAGTCCGAAAGACGCTTTGTTTCTATAACTTGGGTCAATGCTGTGGATTAACGAAAGGATATCATCGGCAGCGATTGCAGTTGCAGACGCGGCGGTGTTTCCTAAAGTTGAACCGGCAACGATTCCTTGTGGCTGGCTTGAACCAGTTCCGTTTGTGAATGCTGCGTTTGTAGCGCGAGCAGTTCTTTCGCCCATTGCTTCAGCAAGGAAACCATTTAGGTCGAACGCGTTATCTTGCAATAATTGCATAGAAACACGAACTTGACTAGCGTAGTTGTAAGCAGATAATTGCTTGTTAGCAAACGTCATATCTTGAACAGTGACGGCAGCGGCTTCAGAAGTTAAAGCCGAACTTGTTGCAGTGTCGTTGATTGTAGGGTAATCCAACAATGCGCCACCTGCGGTGTTCAATTTTTTCGCTAATCTTTCAACCTCACCAGTGAACAATGTCGCCATGTCCAATTCGTTGCTGAAATCTTGCGGTACTAAGAAACCACCCAAAGAATCAGTTCCAGCAACTTGAGTTGAAGTACCACGTAGTTGAGTCATTATTGAACGCTCTTCGCTTGTCAATGAACCCATTCCGTTGCGAAGGTAGCTTTCAAATGCACCCTTGCGAGTTGCTTTTGGAGCAGCTTCACGAACTTCAGCGTTTGCGGCCAATTCTTTTTTCATATCGGCAACACGTTCAAGTGTGTCGATTTGGTCTTTGATGCTTCTTGCATCGCTTTCCATTGCGTCAAATTTTGACTTTTCTTCAGCGTTCAGACCACGGCCTTCAGCTTGAGCAGCGTCAACAATTTTTGTCGCATTTTTGATTAATTCAGCGCGGTGACCGCGCAATTCGATGTTTTTCATCGTTTACAAATTTAGAATTTTACTTTTATACAAATAAAGGTTGGAATCGTCTTCTTTCATTTCCACTTCTTCGGGTGCGCTCTCTATTGGCGCGGCCGCTTCAACTTCAACTTTTGGTTCTGTTTCCAAATCGCGTGTCAAAACTTCACTTGTTGCGTCCGGATATGCCGGTTGTGCAACTGGTGAAACGTCCAACAATCGTGATATCTTTGTGATGATTCGGTAGGTTTTGCCGTTGCGCTCTTCCCAATAATCATCACCAATTAAAAACGCAAACGACGATTGATTGATGTCGCCGCGTTTCATTAATTCAATAAGGTCATTTGCGTATGTTGTATTCGGCATTTTAACTTCGTAATACAATCCGCGTTCGTCTGAACTGATGGCCAACGTTCCCGATGACACACGTCCTAAAAGACGATTTTCGTCGTGGTTTAAATATGCACGAACATCATCACCCATCACATCGCGAAATGCGTTCGGTGC